CTGATAACAAAGAGCGCGATGCTTTCTTGAAGAAAATCGGTCAAGTAAAGCCAATCGCAGAAACACCGAAACCCAAACCAACCGCAAAGAAAGATGAGGAATAGTCAATGGCTATTACTTTGAATAATAAGGTCGGACTGAAAATTAACTCGGTTGATTTGTCCGACCATGTGACCTCTGTCACACTCAATCAGGCATTTGATGAGCTTGAAGTAACCGCGATGGGCGATACTTCTCACAAGTTCGTTAAGGGCTTAGAGTCTGCAACCCTTACCGTTTCCTTCCTAAATGACCAGGGCGCTAACAGCGTTCTTGATACATTGTCAGATGCTTTTGGTACAACTGTTGGCTGGAAATTAGTTCAGGATGCAAGTTCACCTGTAACAATTTCAGCTACCAATAAATTGTGGACTGGTGATTTGTTGGTCAACAACCTAACACCTATTAACGGCGCGACAGGCGACATGGCGACTATGGACATTACCTTTACGGTAAACTCCCCAGTCACCGTAGCTGACAGCGGCACGTTCTAGTTTAAGAAAAGGGGCAACATGGCAAGTTTGAAAATCACAAGGGCAGACGGAACAGTTACTACACATGAAGTAACTCCCGCCGTGGAGTATGCGTTTGAGCAGCAGTTCCGCAAAGGCTTTCATAAAGCCTTCCGCGAGGATGAAAAGCAAGAACACATTTACTGGCTTGCCTGGGAGTGCTTGCGCCGGTCTGATGCACCGGATGTCAAGCCCTTCGGTCTACCATTCCTAGAAACCTTAAAAGAGGTAGAAGTGGTAGCGGATGACTCCCCAAATGGCTAACGCGCGATTCTCTAACGTACAGAATCGCGCAGTTGGTCGTACATACCGGCATCCCACCGAAAGAGTGGATAGAGATGGATTCATCCATGCTCAAAGCCATACTAGAGGTGTTTAAGACACAAGCGAGAGAGAAACAGGCGCAAAATGGCAGTCGTGGTAGAAGGACTCGCAGGGTTTAGGAAAGCCCTAAAAGAGTTATCACCGCATATTGCCAAGAACATGAATAACCGCATCAAGGCTGAGTTAACGCCTATTATCAAAGATGCGAGAGCCAAAGTCCCCAATGCTATATTTGGTGCGCCGGACAATTGGTCAAATTATGTGGGCGTGAATCCTAATCCATCCACCGGCGGTTATTTCCCACGGTATGATGCTGGAGCTATACGCAAGGGTTTAGTTTATTCTTTAGCAAGACAAAAAAGAACAAAATCCGGTTATGTGTCAATGATTACTTTGCTTAACAAAAATCCTGCTGGAGCGATTGCAGAAACTGCTGGCCGTACCAATCCTTATGGTAGACCTCAACGCCACCAGGTTGAAATAAACAAACGCTTTGGTAGTAAATTTGTGACTGTACGCACAAGCAAAGATTCATTAAGCGATAACCCACGCGCCGGTCAAATGATGATAGAGCGCCTAGATTCCAACATGGGAACGATGAAGAATTTTAAGGGCAAGAGCAGTAAAAAGACCGAAGGTCGCTTACTGTATGCCGCTTATGCTGAGAATCAAGGCAAAGCCCTAGATGCAATCATGGCAGCGATAGAGGATGCCAAGCGAGAGTTTGACCGCCAATCTGTTATTTATGATTATAGGAGCGCAGCGTGAGTAATATTTTTGTACGCATCATAGGTGAGTTCAAAGACAAAGAGTTTAAGCGCGCCCAAAAATCTACACTTGGTTTAACACGCTCATTTGATAACCTAAAACGTTCAGCTGCTCGCGCCTTTATTGCAGTAGCAGGTATAGCGGCATTAAAAAGGTCATTTGAAGCATTTGCTAAAGCTGACCAAGCAATTCAAAGTTTCAACAAATCCTTAGACAATTTAGGCTTAAAGTATGAGGCCGCTAGTGCGGTAGATTTTATAGAACAGCTTGAAAAAGCTACCGCTGTATCAAAAGACCAACTGTTTCCAGCTTTCCGTACTTTAGTTAGCGCAACCTTAAATGTAGCTAAAGCCCAGGACGTATTAAAATCTGCACTAGATATATCAGCCGGCACAGGCAGCAGCCTTACTACTGTGACTACAGCTTTGGCTCGTGCATACAATGGAAATTATAGTTCTCTGGGTAAATTACAAAATGCTTACACAGGAGCAGAACTTCAAGCGTTAGGTTTCGATGCAGCGCTTGTAATGTTAAATAATGAATTTAGTGGGCAAGCTGCCGCGGATGCTGCTACTTATCAAGGCAAAATAGAAAAACTAACATTAGCGGTAGGAGATGCCAAAGAAGCAATTGGCGAAGGTTTGGTTGATGCTTTTGAAATACTAGGCGCTGGGGATTACGATAAAGGTTTAGAATTACTTGCAAGCGGCGCTTCAAAATTAGCTACTTCATTAAAGTTAGCTGCTAAGGCTGCTGCCATATTCAAATACACCTTTACTACTAATCCTTTTGATAAAGACACCGACCAATTTATTGCCGACCTAAATAGAGCATTTACAGGCCGCGTAGACCCAGCCAAGACACGCGCGCTTTACCGTGAGCGTGCTAAGTATCTAAAAGAAGAACAAGCCAAAACAAACAAGATACGCAAAGACCGCGAGAAGATTGCAGCCCTTTTGGAGAAGGAAAAGAAGAACCAAAAGATAATTGCAGAAGCTCAGAAGGGCTTTGACCTGGAGCGCATCCAAATTGAAGCTGCGCTAAAGGGCAAGATAAACGATGTAGAGGAATACCGCCTAAAGCTACAGCGAGCCATTCTGAATGAGAACGTTGACAACGTAATTAAATACACCGGCTTGTTACAAGAAGCAGAAGCCCAGGCCGCTGAGCTTGCAGACCTATTAGCTCGCTTGCCTGAGATGGCTGAGAACCCATTTACTGACTGGCCAAGCGTGATTCAGCGTATTCAGTACCTTCTCAAAGAGCTGGACTTTCAAATCCCAATTGACGTGCTATTTGCAGAAAAAGGCTTGAAGCTAGACCAAGACAAGATGACGGTCACCAAATTAGACACCATGAATGTCAACGCTACCAATGTTTTCATAAATGGAAATGTAAATCCTTTTGGCACTACAAAAGATGATTTCAAAAAGAAAACGGATGATGATATTGACAGTAGTGATGACAATACTGATTCCACAGACGATAACACCGCCGCTGTAAATGATTTAACAGACCAAATAAAAACCCTAACTGATTTACGCACGTTGACCACTAGCGGTACAGGAATTAACTTCTTGCTCAAAGAACACATTGACACGCTCAGTAGCGAGTTGTCCAAGAATAATACGGTAAATGCAATAGTGGATGAAGCCACACAGCGGGCTGCTATGGCAGCTGCGGCCTTAGCTGCTACCTATAGCAATTTTGACGTTGCCGGTTTCCGCATGAAAGAAAATGCGCCTACTGTGGTAGTCAACCTAACCGAAAACCTACAAAACATGACAGAGGTTTTGATTGAGGAGCAGTACCAATATCAGCGCTCAGGTGGGCGTTTAACCTATAACACCACGGCCATCTAATGCCAGCAGCACCAGTTATCAAAGCATCCATTGACTTCTCCAATGGAGTTGCCTTTGTTGGTGAACCGTTCATTCTTGATTCGGTCACCAACGGCATATTGGATACTAACCAGCTAGGCACAAGCGCCAACGCTAACGTTGACATTTCAAACCTTATTTGGGCTGTATCCATTCGGCGTGGCCGTCAGCGCTTGCTCAATGAGTTTGAAGCTGGCACAGCACAGGTAACAATTATTGACCAAAACGGCGACTTCAACCCTGCCAATCCCAGTTCGCCTTACTATGGCGACCTTGTACCGCTACGCAAGATACAGATAGAAGCCGAATACAATGGCAGCACCTACGTCTTATTTACAGGCTTCATAACCAATTACGACACCGGCTTTGCTGTAGGTTCAGATGAGTTCAGCCGTGTCACCTTCCGCTGCGTAGATGCTTTGCGCTTATTCACCACAGCTCAAATTACCAGCGTGCCAGGTTCAGGCATCCAGCTGTCAGGCGCTCGCATAGATGCAATTCTTGATGAGCTTGATTACCCAGCCACCTTGCGTGATATAGATGCTGGCGACTCTACGCTACAGGCAGACCCAGGCACACAGCGTAAAGCCCTAGATGCACTTGAATTGGTCAAGAAGTCTGAGTTCGGCGAACTGTTCTTGGATGCAGAAGGTCGGGTTACCTTTCTAAGCCGGTCAGCGGTCACTACAAGCCTTGCCAGTCCTGTCTATGACTTTGCAGACGATGGCACAGGTATAGCCTTTCAAAACGCCGTTGTAGCCCTAGATGACAGCTTGGTTGTAAATGACGTAACGGTTACCCGCTCAGGCGGCTCAGCTCAAAACGTATTCGACCAAGACAGCATAGACAAATACTTTATCCACTCAGGCAACCGT